GATCGCGCCGGCGTTACGATGCCGGCACGGGGCTACGCTCCATCGACGACCTCTACACGGTCATGGCGTTTTTCGAGGCGCGGCGCGGATCGCTCCATGCGTTCCGCTTCCGCGACCCTTTCGACATGCGCTCGGTGGGGCCGGGCCAGGCGATCGCGCCGTTGGACCAGGCGCTCGGACAGGGCGACGGCACGCGGGCGGCGTTCCAGCTCGTCAAGGCCTATGGCGACGGCGACGATGCCTATCTGCGGCCCATCGTGAAGCCGCAGGCCGGAACGGTGCGCGTGGCGGTGGACGGCGTGGAGCGCGAGGCGGGGAAGGATTTCACGCTGGATGCCGCGACAGGGGTGGTTTCGTTCGCGCCCGGCGCAGTTCCGGCCGCGGGCAAGGCGGTGACGGCGGGTTTCGCCTTCGACGTGCCGGTGCGCTTCGACACGGACCAGTTGTCGGCAAACCTCGCCAGTTTCCGGGCCGGACAAATGCCCAGCATACCGCTGGTGGAGGTGCTGCTGTGACCGATGCGCTTGCTCCCTATCTCGCGGCGCCGATCACGACGCTGTGCAATTGCTGGCGGCTGACGCGCGCCGACGGGACGGTGATGGGCTTCACCGACCATGACATGCCACTGAGCGTGGACGGGACGCTGTTCGAGCCGCAGACGGGGTTCACGACCTCGGAAGCGCGGCAGTCGCTCGGGCTGGCGATCGACAGCGCCGATGTGCAGGGCGTGCTTTCCTCCATCCGCGTGACGGACAGCGACATCATCGACGGGCGCTATGACGGGGCGACGGTCGAGACGCTGGTGGTCAACTGGCGGGAGCCTGCTGCCTTCAGAATCATCGGCAAGGCGACGGTTGCCGGCATCAAGCGCGCTGACGAAGCCTTCGTGGCAACGCTGGAAGGGTTGGGGCGGGCACTCGACGTGGTGCGCGGAAGGCTTGTGCGGCGCAATTGCGACGCCGAACTGGGCGATGCGCGCTGCGGCGTGACGCTGGGCGGGGCGCTGAGCGGGATGGGTACGGTGCTCTCCATAGATCAGGCCGGAAGCATCCGGGCGAGCGGGCTCGACGCTTTCGCGGAAGGCTGGTTCACGCATGGGGTGCTGAGCTGGACGAGCGGGGCGCGGTCGGGCGAGGGGGAACGGGTGATCGTTCACCGCAAGCAGGATGACGGCGTGACGCTGACCCTGCTGCCGCGCAACGGCCCGGTCGTCACCGAGGGCGACGGCTTCGCCATCGTCGCCGGCTGCGACAAGCGCTTTGCCACATGCAAGACGAAGTTTTCCAACCAGCTGAATTTCCAGGGCTTTCCGCATCTTCCGGGCAACGACCAGGCCTATGCCTATGTGACCGAAGACGAGACCTTCGACGGCGGGCCGGTGGTGCCGTGATGGATACGTGGGATGCGCGTATCGTCGCGCTGGCGATGGGGTGGGAAGGCACGCCCTATCGGCATCAGGCGAGCCTCAAGGGGGTCGGCTGCGATTGCCTCGGCCTCGTGCGTGGCGTGTGGCGGGAACTGCATGGGACGGAGCCGGCGCAGGCCGGCGCCTATTCGCGCGACTGGGCCGAGGCCGATGGGCAGGACCGGCTGCTCGCAGCTGCGCGGCTTCATTGCGACGCCTGCGAAGAGGTGCCGGCGGCGGGCCGCATCCTGCTGTTTCGCTGGCGGCCGCAACTGCCGGCGAAACATTGCGGGATCGCGGTGGGGCCGGACGCCTTCATCCATGCCTATGAGGGGCATTCGGTGATGGTCTCGCCGCTGGTGCCGCAATGGCGCCGGCGCATCGCCGGCGTGTTCCGTTTTCCGCAGCCTGACGGCATTTCCACGATATCGGAGTTCTAGATGGCGACGATACTTCTCCAGGCTGCCGGCGCGTTCCTTGGCGGCGTTCTGGGGCCGATCGGGTCGGCGCTCGGCTCGGCTGCCGGCGCGATGCTCGGCTATACGCTCGACCGCGCGCTGATCGGCAGTTTCGAGCACCATGAAGGGCCGCGCCTGACCGGGCCGCGGCCCTTCTCGGCCGAAGAAGGGGCGGGCCTGCCGCGCGTTTACGGCACGATGCGGGTCGGCGGGACGATGATCTGGGCGACGCGCTTCGAGGAGGACAGCCGCACCGAGCGGCGCGGGGCGAAGGGCGGGCCGCGCGTGACCACCTACAGCTATTTCGCCAATGCGGCCTTTGCGCTGTGTGAGGGCGAGATCGCCGGCGTGCGGCGCATCTGGGCGGACGGGCGGGAGCTCGATCTGGAAGGGATCGAGTTTCGCGTGCATCGCGGCACGGCCATGCAGGCTGCCGATCCGCTCATCCTCGCCAAGCAGGGAAGCGGCAATGCACCGGCCTATCGCGGCACGGCCTATATCGTCTTCGAGCGGCTGCCGCTGGAGACCTTCGGCAACAGGGTGCCGCAGTTCCAGTTCGAGGTGATGCGGCCGGTTGGTGGACTGGGAAGCCGCGTGCGCGCGGTGGCGCTCATTCCGGGCTCGACCGAATACGGCCTGATGCCTGAACCGGTGACGCGGGAAATATCGGAGGGCGAGCACAAGGCGGAGAACCGCCATGTGCTGCATGCGCGCTCCGACATCGTCGCCTCGCTGGACGAATTGCAGGCGCTTTGTCCCAATGTCGAGCATGTCGGGCTTGTCGTGACATGGTTCGGCGACGATCTGCGCGCCGGCCATTGCCGCATCCGGCCCAAGGTGGTGGATGCCGAGGTGAACGGGCATAGCACGGCCTGGCGGGTGGCCGGATTGTTGCGTGCGGAGGTCGGCGAGGTGAGCGCTGATGGCGGGGCCCCCGCTTATGGCGGAACGCCATCGGACGAGAGCGTGGTTGCGGCGATCGCGGAAATCCATGCGCGGGGCCTGAAGGTGACGCTCTATCCCTTCGTGATGATGGACATCGGGCCGGACAACGCGCTGCCGGACCCCTATGGCGGCGAGGCCGGCCAGCCAGCCTATCCATGGCGGGGGCGCATCACCTGCACGCCGGCGCCGGGAGTGGCGGGAAGCGTCGACAAGACGCCTGCCGTGACGGGGCAGGTTGCCGCCTTCTGTGGCGCGGCGCGTGCGGGTGACTACGCGGTCGGGGCGGAAACGGTGGCCTTCTCCGGCAATGCGGACGACTGGGGCTATCGCCGCATGATCCTGCACTATGCGGCACTTGCCGAAGCCGCGGGCGGCGTGGACGCCTTCCTGATCGGTTCGGAGCTGCGCGGCCTGACGACGCTGCGCGACGGGCCTTCGTCCTATCCCTTCGTGACGCAGCTTTGCGACTTGGCGGTGGAGGTTCGGGCGCTGGTGGGACCGGCGACGAAGATCACCTATGGCGCGGACTGGAGCGAATATTTCGGCCATCAGCCGTCCGACGGCAGCGGCGACGTGCATTTCCATCTCGACCCGCTCTGGGCGCATGACGATATCGACGCGGTGGGCATCGACAATTACATGCCGCTTGCGGACTGGCGCGACGGCGATCTGGACGGCGGAAATCCGGATGGGGCGGAAGGGCCCTACGATCGCGCGGCGCTGCGGGCAGCGATCACCGGCGGCGAGGGTTTCGACTGGTATTATGCTTCGCAGGAGGACCGGGCCGCGCGGCGGCGTACGCCGATCAGCGACGGCGCGGCGAACAAGCCTTGGGTGTTCCGCTACAAAGACATTCACCGCTGGTGGTCGCAGAAGCATTTCAATCGACCCGGCGGAACGGAAGCGCCGATGCCGACTGCGTGGGTGCCGGGCTCGAAGCCGATCTGGTTCACCGAGCTCGGCTGTCCGGCGGTGGACAAGGGGCCGAACCAGCCCAATGTGTTCCCCGATCCGAAATCGTCGGAGAATGCGATCCCGCATTTTTCCAGCGGCGGACGCTCCGACACCGCGCAGCACAATTTTCTGGCCGCCCATTTCGACCATTGGGACCCGGAAGCGGCGGGCTTCGAGGAAGATGCCAATCCCGTGGCGCCACTCTATGGCGCCCGGATGGTGGATGCCGGGCGCATCTATTGCTGGGCATGGGATGCGCGACCGTTCCCGGCCTTTCCGCTGCGGGGCGATATGTGGGCCGATGGCGGGAACTGGCTGCGCGGGCACTGGATCTCCGGGCGGATGGCGACGGTGGAACTTGCTGACCTGATCGATGGCATCCTCGCGGATCATCGGCTCCCGCCGGCGCAATTGCGCGGCGTCGACGGTACGCTCGCGGGCTATGTCGTTCAGGAGCCGGCCACGGCGCGCGGGGCCTTGCAGCCGCTGGCGGACCTGTTTGGACTTGTCGTCTCGACGGCGGGGGATCGGGTGAGGATCGGGACCGAATCCGCAAGGCCCGCCCAGCCGATACAGGCGGAGGAACTGGTTCTGGACGAACGGGGAGCGGTGCTCGAACGGGTGCGGGCCGTGGAGGACGATCTTCCGGCCGAGGCGGTGCTTGCCTATTCCGACCCGTTCAATGCCTATCAGACGGCGACGGCGAGCGGCGTGCGCATCGACAGCGGGCATGCCGGGCAGGGGTTGATCAGCGTATCAGCTGCCATCGAGCCGGGACTGGCCGAGGCGCTGCTTGCCGACTGGATGCGGCGGCGCTGGTCAGGGCGCGAGCAGGTGAACCTGGCGCTGGCCCCGACGCGGCTGGATGTCGAGCCGGGAACGCGCATCCGGCTGGAACGCGACGGGCGCGATCTGGATTTCCTCGTCACCACCGTCGAGACGGGTGCGGCGCGTGCGATCTCGGCGCGGCAGGTGTTTTCCATTCCGTCGACCGCATGGGCGGCGACCTTGCCGCCGCCGGCGCCATCACCGGGAAGTCCCGTCGGCCCGCCTCTGGTCGTGCCCATGGACCTGCCGATGATGCCGGGGGCAACCAGCCCGGAAGGGCAGTTCCGGCTGGCAGTGCGAGCAAAGCCGTGGCGCAGCCAGGCGGTCCATGCCTCCGCGACGAGCGACGGTTTCGAGCGGCGGGGAAGCGTAACTTCGGTTGCGACGGTGGGTAGCCTGAACCTGCCTGTTCCGCCCGGCTTCGAGGGAAGACGCGACAGGGCCGGCGCGATCGAGGTGCTGCTGCTTTCAGGCGAACTGGAAAGCGTGAGCGAGGCACAGCTGCTGGCGGGGGCGAACGTCGCCGCGATAGAGGCGCTGAATGGAGAATGGGAGATATTCCAGTTCCGGCAGGCGTGGGAGATCGCGCCCTCGCATTGGCGGCTGACCGAACTGCTGCGCGGCGAGGCCGGCACGCAAGCCGCCATGCGCGCCGGCGCGGCGGCGGACGCCCGCTTCGTGCTGCTGGATGCCGCCGTCACCTCCGCCGGACTGCGTGGCGGCGAGGCAGGGCTTGCCATGAACTGGCGGGTGGGGCCGGTGGGCGGGCTTTTCGGCGGTTCGACCTATCGCTCGTTCAGCGCCGTGGGCGGCATGCGCGCTCGCAGACCGCTTGCGCCGGTGCATCTGCGTGTTCGGCGGTTGGAAGATGGCGGCGTAGGCCTGTCCTGGCAGCGGCGCAGCAGCGCCCATGGCGCGCGCGGCATTTCGGGCGTGCTGCCGCTCGGCGAAGCCATCGAAGGCTTTCGCATCGTCGTCGCGGAACCGGGAGGCGCGGAGCTTCGCTCCGTCGAGGTTTCGGCCAGCGAATGGATCTACGAGGCGGGAGCGATCCTTTCGGACTTTGGAAGCCTTCCCGCCGCAGCCGAATTCCGTGTGGCGCAACTGAGCGCATCGGACGGTCCCGGCGATGTCGCCGTGCTCCTGCACCAATTTTTCTAGTGGAAAGGAAAATCAAATGAACGACCAGAAACCCTGGTATCTTTCGCGCACGATCTGGGCATCGCTGGTATCCGTCATGAGCGCCGCCGCGGCCGTCATCGGTCTGCCGGTGAGCGGGCTCGACAATGCGGCGCTGACCGACGCGCTGCTGCAGGCGATTACCGCCATATCCGGCCTGATCGCCATTTTTGGGCGCATGCGGGCCACGACCCGCATCGGCTAAGCAACTTCCAGCAAAAGTGCATGGCGGTTCATGTCTGGAATTGCTTAAGACAGGAGGAGCAAGATCATTCCCGCGATTCCGGAAGATCGCGGGAATGCTGAGGTCGCGAATTGTTCATTCCCCGTTCAGCGGCTTTGGGTTAGGACTGGCGGCATGAACAGGTTCCGCATCCTCATCGCAACCTTGGCTCTCGGCCTCGCCTCCGTGGCCGATGCCGCGCCTTATCAGCCGGCACCGCCCGCTGCTCCACAGGTTTTGGTGAACGTACAGGCGAACTGCAATGCGGTGGGTCAGGATATTGCCCAGCGCAATGGCGGCACGCTGGCTAAGGCCTCGCTGGAGCAACGCGGCGGCCAGGCGGTCTGCGTGATCGTCGTGCTCATTCCCGCGCGGGACGGGCAGCGGCCGCGTCGCGAGGAGTTCGTCGTTCCGCAATAGCGGAGCGATGGCGAGAGGAGGGGACATATGCGCATTCTGGTCGTCGAGGATGACAAGGAGCTCAATCGCCAGATATCGGAATCGCTGACCGATGCCGGCTATGTGGTCGACCGCGCCTTCGACGGCGAGGAGGGGCACTATCTGGGCGAGAGCGAGCCTTACGATGCGGTGGTGCTCGATATCGGCCTGCCGCAGATGGACGGCATCAGCGTGGTGGAACGCTGGCGCCGCGCCGACCGCAAGATGCCCGTGCTGATGCTGACGGCGCGCGATCGCTGGAGCGACAAGGTGGCGGGCATCGACGCCGGCGCCGATGACTATGTAAC